CATTGGTCAGTATTCGTGGGCTGGCTACTCGACTACGCAGGTTTTCCGTGATCCGAGTGCTTGGTATCACATCCTGCTGTCTTACAACTCAACGCTAGCTTCAAACAATCTCACCGTCTACGTGAACGGTGCTCAGGTCGCAGTCACTAGCGTTGTGCAGAACACAAACTGGGCACTGCTTTCCGGCACTGAGGCAATCAATATTGGTCGCCACACCAGTGTCGGCAGATCGTTCGACGGGTATCTTACCGAGATCAACCTGATTGACGGCCAAGCACTCACGCCGTCCAGCTTTGGCGAAACCGACATGACCACTGGCGTATGGAAGCCGAAGCGTTATACCGGCACCTACGGCACGAACGGCTTCTACCTTAACTTCTCCGACAACAGCAACAACACCGCCGCGACCATCGGTAAAGACTACAGCGGCAACGGCAACAACTGGACGCCTGTCAACATAAGCGTGACGGCTGGCGCGACGTATGACTCGATGCTGGACGTGCCGACGCTGTGGGCTGATGGTGGAAATGGGCGTGGTAATTATGCGGTTCTGAATCCGCTTCGCGCAGGTGCTGCTACTTATGTTTCTGATGGCAACTTGACCATGAAGCCTAGTGGCGGTGATGGCTATGCGACCATCATGCTCCCCACCACTGGCAAGTGGTATTTTGAGGCAACGCCAACAGACCTGTGGTTCACTGGAGCGTATAACGTATGGGGCGCGATTGGCGTTATTACGTTTGGTCAGACTGCAACGACCGCGTTTAGCGGAGCGTTTGCAACATCCAGCACTACCAACGGCGGCATTTTCCAAAACGGTACGCGAGTCACGACAAAGACAACGTGGGCGACTAACGATGTCATCGGCATTGCTGTTGACAGAGATGCTGGAACAATGTCGGTGTACCAGAACAACACGTTAGTCCAAAGCGGCATCACGCTGCCTTCGGGTGATTTGTGCTTCTACGTTTATACCTATGGCGGCAACAATACCATCAAGGTGACATTTGGTCAGCAGCCATTCACCTACACGCCACCGTCCGGCTTCAAAGCACTGAACACGCTGAACCTGCCAACGCCGACCATCCTGAAGGGCAATCAGTATATGGATGCGACGATTTGGACGGGTGATGGCGCGTCAACTAGATCGATTACAGGCGTACAGTTTCAGCCCGATCTTGTATGGGCAAAGTCTAGATCACTTGCAATTGGTCATACTCTTTTTGATGCTGTTCGTGGAGTCGGATCAACAAAAGCGTTGTACTCAAACTCTACTGAAGTGGAAGGTGGGACGATTGGCTCTACTGCATCGTCGCAGTACGGCTATGTTTCATCATTAAACAGCGATGGCTTTAGTGTTTCTGCTGGCAGCGTCAATGCCAACTACGTCAACAACAACACGGCAACCTACGTCGGCTGGCAATGGAAAGAAGGCGCAACGCAGGGCTTCGACATTGTGACGTTTACAAGCGACGGAAGCACACTGCAAACAGTAGCGCATTCGCTTGGCGTTTCTCCTGACATGATTATCGTCAAGCCACGCAGCGCAGTCGGTAGTTGGGGTACGTATCATAAGAACCTAACATCGACGAACTTTTACCTGAACCTTAATTCAACGGCAGCGCAAACTAACGGCGGTGCGCAAATGTGGGGGGTTAGTTCGTCAAACTTTCAACTACGTTCATCCAGTTTTATCGGCGCAAATGGTGTGACAGCAGTTGCCTACCTATTCGCCGAAGTCGCAGGCTTTTCCAAGTTCGGCAGCTACCCCGGCAACGGGTCGGCTGATGGGCCTATGATTTTTACAGGATTCTTGCCACGGTGGGTGCTGATTAAGTGTTCTTCTGCGGCTGGCACAGGGTGGTATGTCTATGACACAGTGCGAAACACATACAACGTCATGGATTTGTATTTGCGTCCAGATGTAAGTGACGCAGAAACAACGTTTACTGCTATCGACTGTCTTTCAAACGGATTCAAACTGCGAACCAGCAACTCACAATTTAACGGGTCTGGATCAACATATGTGTACGCTGCGTTTGCTTCCAGTCCATTCAAGAACAGCTTGGCTCGATGACATGGGTAAGTTAATTGACATGATTGGCAGACGCTTCACACGGCTTACCGTCATCGCTCGCGTCGAGAACTCTGGCACTCGCGCTGCATGGCGGTGTGCTTGCGACTGCGGAAACTTTATCGTTGTCGATGGCAAGAAACTACGCACAGAACACACTCGCTCATGCGGATGTTACCGATCAGAAGTGACAGCGCCAAAGCAAGGACGAGAAAATTTAAAGCATGGGCAATCACGAACTAAAGGGTATGCAAGGTTTCAAAGTAGGCTGCGTGAAATTGCTGAAATAAGGCAGAGACCAAAATGGGCAGACATGAATAAGATTCGTGAAATTTATGTCAATCGTCCTGAAGGTTATCACGTTGACCATATTGTTCCTTTGCGTGGCAAATATGTTTGTGGGTTTCATGTAGAGAACAACCTTCAATATTTGCCAGCAAAAGAGAACATGAGAAAACACAACACTTACGAGGTGCAATAATGTTTCTACTCAACGGAGTCCCCTTGCCTTTGGACACCCCATTTAAAACTGAGGACGGAACATCGTTCCCAGCTAACTGGCTGCGGCTTACCACGATCCACGAGAAGAACGCTATTGGCATCACCGAGGTGCCTGACCCAGAGCCAGAGGTGCCAAGTGAATGATTGGCTGACTAACCTCGGTGTCGGTATCGCTGCTGCTGGCGCTGGTGCTTATGGTATGTACCAGAAGATCATGGCTGACAGCCGCAGCAACAAGGCCGCTGATGCTACTGACGCTGCATGGCAGCAGGTCATCGCTACTCTGCGCGAGGAAGTCACACGCCTGTCTGATCGTCTGGCTGCGGTCGAGGAACAGAACCGTCGCTGCGAGGAGGCCAATGATGCCTTGCGCGAGGAACTGATTGCTATGAAGAAGCAGTTGCAATTGTTCTAATATGTGGATCCGCTAACCCTACTAGCTGCTGCCAATGCTGCTGTTGCTGCCGTCAAGAAAGGATGCCAGCTATACAAGGACATCAAGGGCGCAGCAGGTGAGGTCAAGGATGTACTAGATGATCTGAAGTTGCAGTTCGGGAAGATCAAGAACCCGACCAATGCTCAGAAGATTCAGTACAACGAGGAGGTGCAGCGGGTACAGGAGATAGGCAGGGCTGACCCGAACGATGTGTTCATCAAGATTGGTAATGATCTTGGTGTGCTGATGGATGAGTACGACAAGATCGGCAAGGTGTTTATCCAACAGGAGGCAGAGGCACAGCAGGTCTACACCGGAACTGAGAGCATAGGTAAACGTGCATTGATGCGCGTCATCGTCCGGTCAAGGTTGGATGCCATGCTGGCAGAGTTACGCGAGACGATGGTTTACAAGGCACCGCCTGAGTTTGGTGCATTGTGGACTAAGTACGAAGCGATGTGGAAGCAGATCGTTGTTGAGCAGGATGCGGCACATAAACGTGAGACTGCAAGGCTACAGAGAGAGGCAGCACAAAGACGTAGGGCAGCGAGAATAAGGCGAGAGTACGCAACATGGTTTGGCGCAATCCTTTTCGTCGTAGTGTGGTTCCTCGGCGTACTGCATCTTCTTCGGGGCAGTCTGACGTATCGTTTGCTCTCGTCCTATGTGTACTTGTGATGGCACTTACTTTTGTAGTTGTCCTGCCTGTACTGGGTGTGATGTACATGGATTTGAACAACGCACGGGTTGCGGTTGAGATGGAGATACGCGCTCTCCGAGAACTACGCAAGCAGATTATTAACGAGCGAATGAGGGGTGACTAATGCTGACACTGAACCAACTGAAGCAGATGCTGCCGAAGAATCCGTATGTAGCTGACTGGCATGAAGCGCTGATCCAACTGCTACCAGACTACGACATCAATACTCCCCGCCGAATAGCTGCCTTCGTTGCCCAGTGCGCTCATGAATCTGGTGGCTTCATGGTACTGAAAGAGAACCTGAACTACAAGCCTGCCACCCTCCGTAAAATTTTTAAGAACTATTTTCAGACAGATGCAATCGCAAACGACTATTGCTCCAGACTCAACAAGCAAATGCACATTGCGAACCGTGCCTACGCAAATCGTATGGGTAATGGTGACGAGTCTAGTGGCGATGGCTGGCGTTTCTGTGGTCGTGGTCTTATCCAGCTTACCGGACGTAATAACTATCAAGCATTTGCTGACAGTCTGGAGATGAACATCAATGATGTGCCTGAGTATCTGGCTACCTTTGAGGGTGCGGCTCAGTCTGCCTGCTGGTTCTGGGAGACGAACAACCTGAACAAGTGGGCTGACAGTGGCGACATCAAGGAACTGACACGCAGGATCAACGGTGGCTACATTGGTCTGGAGGATAGGATCAAGCACTACAACCATGCACTCCATGTGATGGGAGGCCACTGATGAGCCGACTGCTTATCCTGCTGGCGCTGGTTGGGTGTGAGCAGAGCTACCGATATCCTTGCCAGAACCCTGACAACTGGACAAATAAGGAATGTCATAAGCCAGTCTGTGAGGTAAACCAGACTTGCCCTGACCATATCTTTGCAGACCAGAAACGCATGGAACCGTGGATCAATGGCGGCAAGGTAACGACAGAATCGAAGGAAGACAAAGGGGTGAAGAATGACTGTGCTAAATAAACTGGCAAACCGTGTGCTAGATCCCGGCAGGCTGTACACCACAGACGAACTGATGGCTCGGCTCAAGTTCATCATTGGTATCTGTCTGACGCTGACACTAATGGGTATCATCTTCACGATCCTGTACTCCGTGATCTTCGTGACCCAGCCGTTGAAGGGCATTAGTCCGATTGACCAGAAATTTTTTGAGGTCATTATCCCGGTGGCATCGTTCCTCTGCGGCATCCTGTCAGGCATCATGCTGAATGGCACAGACCAAGGCCAGATGGATGCGATGAAGACCACGATGGCTGGGTTCAAAGAAGCCAGCGCACAGGCTGCAAAAGCCCCGGAGGTATTGCCTGAGTCAGCGCCTGCATCCAAGTCTGCGCCTGCCGCTGGTCGTCCGACACCACCCGCACCTGTGTTTACTGGAGAGCCTGTTGCCCAGCAAGCCGCTGGCGTAGGCTTCGATGGTAAGAAAGCTCCCCCACCCGCACCTGAACCGGAGATTTGACATGAAAAAACTGATTGCACTTATTGCGTTTATTCCACTGCTGGCCTTTGCCGGTGGCGAGATGAAGGAGGTTTGCCACATGGAGAAAGACAAGGCAGGCAAAGAGAAGAAGGTTTGCAAGACGATCAAGGTACACAAGAAGCTGGAAGGTAAAAAAGTACCGGGGCAGAAATGAACCCGTGGATAATCCTTGGGGTTGTGCTGGCTGTAGGTGCTGCTGGCGGCGCTGGCGTGTACAAAGGCCATAAACTAGGCATGGCTGAAGTACAGCAGAAGTGGGATAAAGAACGCGCTGAACAGGAAGCTGCTTATGCTCAGGCACAAGCCGAGGCAAGATCCAAAGAGAAGGCATTGCAGGAAAATGCTGACGCTATTAGACAGGAGAAAGATCGTGAGATCAGGAATCTTAATGCTCGTGCTACCGCTCTTTCTAACAGCATGCGCGAGCGTCCGTCCCGCCCCACCACCGAAGCCAGTGCCGTGCCCAGTACCGCCGAGGCTAGACCCGCTGCCGCCGGATGTACTGGAAAAGAGCTTTATAGGCCAGATGGAGAATTTCTTGCAAGGGAAGCTACCAGAGCCGACGAAGCAAGAGTCCTCCTCAAGCAATGCCGCGAGCAGTACGAATCCGTAATCAAGATGCTGATGGAATCTAACTGACCCGCTTGAAGTAATCAGTCGGGATATGGACAACTGGTTCTATATCCTGACTGTCTCCTCTGTCCTTCCTGCCTCCGACTCCGTAGGTTACATCGCACCAGCCTTGTGTGTGGTAGAAGATACCGTCGCTCCACTTGACGATGACTAGGAACTTGCCGCCGATCTCCTGTGCCATTGCCTTGCCGTGCATCCACTTGTGCATGGACAGCATCAGGGTTGGGTACTGACTGCGAGGATTGTTGCGGCACTTGAGTTCAGCAAATGCTTTGGCCTCTCCCCGCTTGGTCAGCATCCAGTCCACATGATAGGCACGAGGCAGCTTGTGAAAGTCCACCTCCCACATGAGGAACAGTGCTTCTTGCACTTCTTTCTCGCGCTGTAGGTCAGCGTCTGTTTCATAGATTGGACGCATTAGAGTTTATGTCCCCTTATCATGCGGCAGCGTTCCCGCTCCTGTGGTGTTACGTCTGGACTGATCTCCGCTACTGTGCAGATGTTGTGTCTCGTTGGCGGGTTGATGTTCACTCTGACTAGACAGTACAGCAGCACCGCCCATGCCGGTATCAGGCACAGGAAGATTGCGTATTCTTTTATTTTCTCCATTGCTTTCCTTCACTTGTCGTTTACGCCACAGGCTCACTTGAGGTCATCCAAGTCGGACAAGTCTCTGGCTACCCGTAGTACTGCGAGGATGGCTTGGTCTACGCTGTTGACGATATCCACCTGCCCTCGCCAATCCCTGTGCCAGATGATCTGGTCTGGGGTTAGCTTTTGGTCTGATGGTTTCTTGTTGCCATCCTTGACTTCCAGCAGGATATTGAATCCCTTGTATCCCACCAGTAGATCAGGACAGCCAGCACCTACGCCATGCAGATGCTGAACAAAGCAGCCCATGTGCCGCAAGGCTTTGACTATTTCCTTCTGGTTCTCATCAATTCTTGCGGCTCTCATACCACTCCTCACGTTTGAAAACTATGCCGTCCTTGGCAGGGCTGTACCCATCGCAATCTACTTCTGCTGCGATTGACATGAACACAGCCCCATCTCTTTGCAAGTCTGCTGCCATGCACCTGCCGTACCCCACCTTTGCATGGGAGGGGTAGTCGCGCAGGTTGTAGTTAATACAATGCAGGCATCGCATTATTTTTCCCGTAGAAGCTTGGGGATTTATGCTGCTTGCATGGTCGGCATACCCATCGGTTTGTCTTGTTGCACTTCTTCCAGTAGCCACCTTGTATTTCCCGGTGACTATTGCATGAGGTACACCAGCGAGTGCCTGTGTTTTCTAGCTTGGTCATAGCAACCCCTTGATGTCGCGCACAGGTATCTCATACTTCTCGTGTACTTTGAGGATGATGGATGCTGTGACGGGTCTGCCAGCCCGGATCTTGCAGATAGCAGACGGCACGATATCGAGCGCGACTGCCAGTGCATGGTCATTTTTTAAACGATAATTTTTTATCAAAAAATCGAATAGTCGATGAGCCGGTTTCCTTATTTTTTCTGGTGGATAATTTGTATTCATTGATTGTCCTCTTGATATCTGTCTCTACGGCTGGTGTTGGGATGAAGCGGTTAGGGTCATCAGCAATCTGTTCGCTGATAAGTTTCTTCCTACTTCGCAAGTATTCTTTTGCTAACTCAAGCTTGACGTTGTAGTCCATTGTCTGCCCTCACGTTATCTGGTTGACCTTCTTCCTCATTCATCTTTGCGCCGAGATATTTCAGCCGCGTCTGGTACGCTTGGGTTAATACTACACGCACCATTGCATCGAGCCGCTTCATGATGGGTTCGTTGGCTTCCCGCAGTTCCCGAAGCTTGGTCATGCGGGTACGCGGCGCTGCCTTGCCTGATTGCGTAACCTGATCGGCGAGCTTGTTGTACTCAACCAGCCACTGATCCATCGAGCCGTAGGATACGGGTTCCTTCCCCGGCACAAAGAGAGGCCATTCGGCACCAGCTTCCTGCGGAACGCTTGGACTAGCGATCTCCTCCTCTTCCACGGGAGCAACGCCCGGAACGAACATACCCTCCGCAGAAATGTCTGTCGCCTCTGCCTCTGGCTCCGGTGTGTCGGCATCTGGCTGGCTCTCTGTCTCAAGTACCTCATAGGTTTCCTCTATCAATTTGGCTGGAGCGATAGCATCCAATGGGTTGCGTGGAATATCTTTGATCTCTGCTGGCTTGGCATCTGACGGGTAGTCTGCTGCCTCCTCTGTGGTGATGAGTCCTTTCAAGGCATCTGGGAAGGCATCACGCAGGGCAAAACCTCTGGCTCTCATCTGTAGCATTCGCTTGGGGTAGCTAGTCCACGGCCCCTGCTTATTCCACAATCCTGCCCGCTTGGCATCTTCCACTGAGAACCGCGCTGTAACAGGCTTGCGCCCCCTTCTGTGGGCGATACAGACTGCGACAGGGTTCGGTGTACCTTCGCCCTCAAAGAACTCCTCTACGCCCTCACAGGCTGGATGTGCCTGCACCAGTGCCATCGCTGCATCACCGTAAACTGACGGCTTGCCGTTGATGACTGAGATGTTTTGCAAAGCTTGCATAGGGGCAAGTCCGATCTCGGTTCCCCATTGGATAGCGACCAAGATATCCAGCGGTTTGCCTGCATAGTTCTTGGGGACAAGATTACTATTGGCTAGTTCGGACGCGAAGTCCTTGGCCTCTGAGAATGTTGTCGGCAGGAATCCTTGCCTTACTGTTAAGTTGCTCATTTGCGCGCCTCCATCATAAGATCCGCCCACTGATAGCAGACTACAGTTATTTCTTTAGGGCTAACTTTTTCTTCTGCTATGCCTTGTTGCGTTTTTTCTAGCGAAAGCAGTGCTTTCATTACGTCCGACGCAAAGTAATCGCGCAAGTCCATGCCTTCCTGCACGACCTCCCCCATAGTTCCATGTGTTGGGAACGCTTTCATTATTTAATCTCCTTCACGGTTAGTGATGATTGGCGCACTGAGTACGCCGCCTTTCCTTTGACTACGCGATCTTGTGTCGCTTGATAATTCCGCATAGGCCAGCTTACTTGGTAACGTCCTATGGTTGCTTTACTGGCTGTCTGCATGGCTTCTTTGATCTTAGTTTCGCGATCATTGATAATTTCCTCGCACTGCTTTATGTCCTGCTTGGCTTCCAAAATGTCACGCGCCCATGTTTCAAATTCACCGCCGAGCTGGACTGCGACATCTTCTCCCTGCGCCCATGTCCTGTCGGCATCGGCAGAGTTGACAGGCGGGTAGTAATCAATATGCCTATCCATTTTCCAGATGTCAAGTCTCCGCTGGAAGTCTAGGGTTGTTTCGGTGATGGCTTGCAGGGTTGACTCGTGCGGTTTGAACAGGAAAATCCTTAGCTCTGTGCCGCGATATAAGACGCATAGAGCGCCCCATTTAGCGCCGGTGATATCCATCTGTGCCTGAAGCTGGATCGGCCCTCTATAGAGCGCTGGGCTATGCTCTGGTGCCACTGATGTTAGTTTTGCTTCGAGAATTCCCCTGCCCTCCAGCAAAATGGAATCCCCATCCATGACCATGATGCCTTTTTCAGAATCGCTGCCTATGCTGAGGCTGTTTCCGTCTGCGGTAGCGTCAATAGAACAGGCCAGTGGCAAAAGCGGATGGAAATAGGGTTCTGGGTGAGAGGTTTGTAAGTTTGCAACATTTAACCGATTCGCCGCCTCTACTAGGATCGCTTTCTCGAAATTGTTCCCCCAATTCATTGCTTCATTCTGATGGAATGGTGAATCAATGCCGTTAATTGAATCGATTGTGGCCTTCAATTCATCATTCGGGCTTCTGTATTTGCTGAACCCCATGACAGCAGGTAAACGGGAAGCGGATAGCATCGTATCTGGTGTGACTTTTCCGACCATAATAAACCTCTTATAAAAAAGTTAATGTGACTCGCTGCGTGCCTTGAATGCTAGTCAGCAGCAGGTCTAACTCAGCATCAAAAGCAGACCGCAGAATACCCAGTGCCGCTAATTGATCGCAGGCAGCATAATCTTCAGGCAGCGCAAGTCTTTCAAAACCAGCAACGCGGCAAGCTTTTACCCACGCTGTCACACACACTCTCCCAACTAGTTCACCCGCCTTATCTTCCGATGCCGTTACAGCAACATTGTGAACTGTCTCATTACCTTGGTTTAACAATTCGGTTGTCTTTCTTTCTTGCCAAGCTTGCAGGGTTGGTGGCAAGTCTTCAAACTTGACTGAATCCATCAACGCATTGTTTGACAATGTTTCATCATAGATAACTCTGATAATCTGCGCTGTCTTGCCGTGACTGTGATTCTTGACTACCTTGAAATAGCCAAGCTCTCGCAAGATTCTGATCGGCTTCCCTGTATTGCTCTGTGGCATCTTGTCACTCTGTGGCGGCGGCTTGCTCGGTCTGGCTTTTGTCCAGCTTGCCAAGGAACATCAATGAAACCCTCTCTCACTGACATTCTGGCAAGCCTGTTTTCCTTTGCTTGCCTTGCTGTTTTCCTGTTTATGTGCCTTGCCTATTAATTAACTGTCAACCCAGAAAGGAAATGACATCATGGTAAAAATCTCTGTTACATCAAAGCTTGACGGCATCCGCTCTTGGTCTTTACAGGCCATTGATACCTGTCCCGGTTCCATCGCAGCACCCGGTGAACTAGTAGACGCTTGCAAGGGCTGTTATGCCACCACAGGGAACTATCGGTTTAATAACGTCAAGGCACCCAGACTGCATAACCAAGAAGACTGGAAGCGCTTAGACTGGTCTGATGATATGTGCCAAGAATTAGAAAAAGACCGGTACTTCCGCTGGTTTGATTCAGGCGATGTCTATACCCTTGCCCTTGCTGAAAAGATTCTCGAAGTCATGAAGCGTACTCCGTGGTGCCAGCACTGGTTACCTACCCGGATGTACAAGTTTCCAAAGTTTAGACAGGTATTCGCTGAGATGCAGGCATTGAAGAATGTATCCGTGCGATTCTCATCCGATAGCGTGACAGGCCAGTACACGAAGGGGTTACACGGTTCCGTGATTATCCCGTCTGCTGCTGATGCCAAGAAGGGTATGACAGTCTGTCAAGCTTACGAGCACGAGGGCAAGTGTAACGGGTGCCGTGCCTGTTTTCATAAGCTTGCCAAGGTCATCGCCTATCCAGCACACGGCAAGA